GCTTGCAACGGTTCTAACAAAGGTTCAATTGGCTGACTATTTTGGAATGAGCAAACAAACATTCCAGGCAATTGAGAAGCGACAACCCGAGGTTTTTAGCCTGTATAAAAAGGGCCGAGCAAGAGCCATTGCCGGTATTGCAGGCAATCTGGTCAATCAGGCCAGAGAGGGCAATATGACCGCCGCAATTTTTTATCTGAAAACTCAAGCCGGTTGGAAAGAAACCCAGGTCATTCACGCTGAGGCTAGGGACGTTAAAACATTTACAGATATGTATGATAATGGCGACACTGAATCCAAACCTTAAATCATTCTGGCTTGATGATGCTGGAAAATTTAGGCCGGCTCGCAATAGAGTTCTTTATGGTGGTCGTTCAAGTTCTAAATCATGGGAGTTCGCAGGGCGGGCGGCAGGTATTGCCCAGGAATTCAAATCCCGATTTCTTTGTGTTCGCAGGTATCAAAGCAACATAAAAGATTCGGTGTATACTCTGATCAAAAACCAGATTGAGAATTTCGACTTTGCTGGATATGAAGTACAAGCGAGAACCATCGATCATATCAATGGATCTGAATTTGTCTTCTATGGCATCGAACGCAATATTGAGGAAATCAAGTCGTTCGAGGGTGCTGATGTTTTATGGATCGAAGAAGCCCAAAATCTAACGGCTGATCAATGGGCGATACTTGAGCCGACAATCAGAAAAGAGGGGTCGGAAATCTGGTTGAGTTTTAATGGTCGTCTTGTTTCTGATTTCGTTTGGCAAACATTCGTTCTTAATCCGCCACCTGACACAATCGCCCATCGTATCAATTATCTCGATAACCCCTTTCTTTCAGATACCATGATTAAAATTATCGACGAAATGAAGGCAAAGAATCTGGAACAATACAAGCACGTCTATCTTGGCGACCCATTATCCGGCGAGCATGACGTAATAATAAAAAGTGCCTGGGTTGATGCGGCAATTGATTTTCATCTTAAAACCGACCTGGATTTGGACGGAGCAACCATAATCGGATATGACGTTGCTGATTCAGGCGATGACAAAAATGCAACGACTTTGAGCAAGGGATGCATTGTTATTGATTGTCAGGAATGGCAAGGCAACGACAATGAATTAAAAAAATCAGCGGACCGAGTTCGTTTGTTAGCCATCAAAGAAAATGCCTTTGTCATTTATGATTCAATCGGCGTCGGTGCGCACACTGGGTCAACCCTGCAAAGCGAGGGCTTCGCTAACTTCGCGGGGTTCAATGCTGGTGGCAAGGTTTTGAAGCCGAGCAGGAAATATCATGGCGTCAAACAAAAAGATTATTTTTCAAACTTAAAAGCCCAGGCTTGGTGGATGATCGCTGATCGTTTCAGGCAGACTTACGATTACGTCGAGAACGGAAATACGATGTACCAGACGGAGGAATTGATTTCACTTTCTAGCCGCATTACAAATATTGATGCACTGATTTCTGAATTAATAACGCCCAAAAAAGATTTTGACAAAACAGGTAGAGTGAAGGTCGAAAGCAAATCTGAGTTATTGAAACGCGGGATTAAATCGCCAAATAGGGCAGATTCGTTTATCATGGCGCAATCTATTGGATTAATCATGCAGAATCGGGTAAGCGATTTGACGGTGACAGGATTTTAATATAATGCCAATTAACACAAAGCGCGACGGGTATGATCTCGCGGTCGAAAAATCACAATTAGTCAGAGATTTTTCGGCGGGAGAATTTATTGTAAAATCGCGGGGTGAATCATATCTTCCACGATTAAGCGGTCAGTCAACTGCCGATTATGAATCATATCTTGGTCGCGGATATGTCGTGCCAAGCGTGTCGCCGACAGCGATGTCAATTATCGGATCGATCATGCGAAAGCCCCCAATGTTCAATGGTGGCCTTGACTATCTTGCTAATAATGTCGATGGCAGCGGCACCGGACTCTCTGCTTTTGCGAGCACCATGATAGGCGAATTACTCTATGCGGGGAACGTTGGTTATCTGATCGAATACTCAGACAATGCTTATATCAAAACCTATACTGCCGAGAACATTATAAATATCTCATCGGAGTTTATCGTCCTCGCGCAAACTTATTCAGTTGTTGATCCGAAAGACAAATTTCAGGTGACGAACAAAATAGAGTATTTAGAGTTGACGTTTAGCGATGGTTATTATGTTCAAAATATATGGCGCGAAGAAAAATCAGGATGGAAAATTGTCGGAACATTTGAACCAGTAAACCGAGGCGAGCAATTAACAGAGATTCCTTTTGTAATGGTGTCACTCAATAAGTTAGGGTCGTTGGAGGACGATCCGATTCTATTGAACCTGGCAAATATAAATTTGGATCAGTACAAATTATCGACTGATTTGCGGCACGGTCTGCACTGGACAGCACTGCCGACTTTGTTCTTATTCGGCGAACTGGCAGACGAAAATGGTCAGAAAAAATCAATTGTGCTCGGTGCAGGTTCAGCGAACACAATCGGGGACACAGATGCTCGAGCTGAGTTACTTGAATTTTCTGGTGCAGGGTTGGCTTCAATCAAGCAGGCAATTGATGATGATATAACAGCGATGGCAAGCATTGGCGCGAAGATGCTGATGTCGGGTGGTGGTGGCGTTAAGTCGGCAGAAACTGCGCGCATTGATGCCTCAAGTGAAACGGCAACATTATCAACCATCGCGGATACAATTGATTTGGCAATGTCCAGATTATTAGAAATAATTGCAGACTGGACTGGATTAGCGGAAAGCACATTCACAATCAATCGTGATTTTATTGATATCAAATTGGATTCACAGAGCCTGCTTGCGTTGCTCCAAACATGGCAGTCGGGCGGCATGAGTTTGGATTCGTTTTTGTACCAACTAGAAAAAGGTGAATTGCTTCCGCCGAATATTGATTCGGAAGCCGAAGCTGATCGGATTGAAACAACTGGCAATGATTTTTAATGCCGACTGTCGCCGACAAATATCAACGCCATGCACATTATTTGGAAAGATATTATAATGGTCAGGTGAATAAGTTCCTGCCGTTTCTTAAAAGGGTTCGCGAAGATTTATCAGCCGAGCTTTTGAAAACCAATACGGTTATGTCGAAAAAGCAGATCAAGGCCAAACTTGAATTTGTTAATCGATTGGTGCTAAAAGAATTCGGCGAATACACTGATGATATTATGGCAGAGGTGGAATTGTTTGCAGCGCAGGAAGTTGAATTTGCTACGCTATCAATTGCCGATGGTGTTGCGCTTGAAGTTATCGCCCCGTCATCAACTCAGACAATCGCAGCAATCAACGCCAAGCCATTCAACAACATATTGTTAAAAGATTATCTTAACGAATTCCCAAAGGATCAATCCAGGGCGATTCGCAACGCGGTATCGATTGGGTTTTATGAGGGTAGGCCGACGCCAGACATCGTTGAGCAGATTGTTGGTACAAAAGCTCAGGGGTATAAAAACGGGTTTCTAAATGTTTCAAGGACATCTGCAAGGCGTATGGTTCGAACGGCTTTGAATCATACGGCATCAGTGGCAAGGGACATTGCATTCGAAAAGAACAAAGATCTTGTGCCTTATTACCGATGGACCTCAACGCTCGATGGACGAACAAGCGCAATTTGCAAGGCGCGGGACGGGCTAATATACAAAGTGAGAAAGGGGCCGACGCCACCGGCTCATTTTAATTGTCGATCCTCTACGGTTCCGATGTTCAAAAATGAGGTTGATCCAAAAACGTTGGCGCAGAGAAAAGATATTACGGGTTCTCGCGAGAGCGTTGACGGACCTGTTGATGCTAACCTGAATTATAATGATTGGCTGAAGAAACAATTGAAAGGATTTCAAAATGAAACGCTCGGTAAAACAAAAGCAGATTTATTCAGAAAAGGGGGCTTATCAGTTGATAAGTTCGTCAACAATGAGGGGCAGGAATTAACCCTGTCTCAGTTGAGAAAAAAGTTTCCCGCAGCGTGGGAAAAAGCAGAAATTTAACCAGAGGAAAAATTAAATGCTTAAGTACAGACTAGGAAAAGATGCGTTCGATGATTTGTCGGATTTAGAAAAAACATTCTATAAGGCCGACGGCGATCAATATCAAATAGAGATTGAAGGCGTTGTTGATAAAGCCAGGCTCGACGAATTTCGTTCAAGCAACGTAGAATTGTTGAAGGAGGCTGAAAAATTTAAGGGCGTCGATCTTGATCAATACAGGGATGTGATGGAACAGCAACGGAAGATCCGTGACAAAGAATTGATCGATAAAGGCGATTTCGATACTTTGTTGACGGAATCTACTAATTCGATGCGGTCAGATTTTGAGGCTAAAATTGCAACGCTCACCGAAGACAATGAATCTATCACCAAGAAATATAATGCGCTTGTTACCAAACATGAGATTGAAGGTGCCGCGACCAAGGCGTTTACAGAACACAAAATTTCTCCCGATGCTCACGATGCAATCATGGCGCAAATCAAAGGAAAATTTTCTTTT